TAGTGCATAATCAAATGTGGGTACAATGAGTTCAAGTCAAATGAGACAACCCATTCATGCATACCAACAATTGGATCTTTCACATAAGCACCAGCAAATTGTGAATCTTTTGATGTATGAACGTTCTGTGGTACAACAATATTTTGTTCGATCAAATCGTTATGAATCAAAGTATCCCACATACGCACCTGCGTGAACACATCGTTGTAATTAACTTTAGCATCGTATGCCAGCGCCAGCGCCATGTCAATCAATTGCATCTTTGCATCAATACGATCCACAAGTTCAACGTCATGGATGTTGTATTCAATAAACTTTTGAAAGTTTGTTTTGTACAATTGATGTAGACTTTCAACTTCTGAGTAGTCTAGTTTCTTTTCACCAAGTTCAAGATACGCAATGTGATTAAGACTAAAACTTTCTTGTTGTGAGTAAGTAAACTTCTTATATAACTCAAGATAGTCAAGTGTGGCAATACCAGACAATTCATAAATCGTTTCTTTTTTGAAACTTAGAACAGTCGTTCCTCCAGGATTTTTACCCAACATTCTTTCGCTAATCATTTTCCAAGGAGACAGGCGCCTTACTGTTTCTTCACCAAGAAGTCGTTTGATTCGATTGTGCAGATATGGAATATCAAAAAACTTAATATTCCAACCAGTCACAATGTCTGGAGATGTTTGTTCCCACATTTCGAGAAAACGCATGATGAGATTATTTTCATCACGACACTTCGTATATGTTACGTCATCACGATTATTATCGTAGTCGCCACAGCCAAACACATAGAAGTGTCCAGCTATCTTGAACGTGATTGCAGTAATTGGTTCACTCGCAGACTCAGGTTCAGGAAAGCCATTTTCAGAACCAACCTCAATGTCAATATTTGCAATCTTAATTTGTGATGGATCGTAATCTACTTTGCCCGGATATGCTTCGTTGATGTACACATAAGGAAAGTTTGTTGAACCATAAACTTTAAAGTTGTCAACATCTTCATAACGTTTCATAAACTCGGTAGCATCACGCATTGTGCCCTGCGATACTGCCGCAAGCGATTGACCATCTAGTGTTCGATACTCAGCATCTTTAGTTCCAGCAGGCAAATACAATGTTGGATTGTATTCAACCTTTTCGTTAAATCTTCTGCCGTCTTTGTAGCCACGAACAAGAATTTGATTACCAAGTTTAGAGAAGTGTGTGTAAAATTTCATTAAATAATAATAGATTGTTTTTTAGGCATAACTATACCTGAGCCGTATATCTCATTATACTTGTTTTCAATCTCTGGTGCAACCGAAACATCATATATTATATTGGAACGAAGGATATCTACCTTTTTCTGTTCGGAAAAGATAAGCATAGGTTGCATTTGAAGACTTGCTTTACCACTTGAGTTCATTCCGATTCCAAGCACACATGGATTTTCGATTGAAATTAAATCACCACTACGTTCTGTAATGTTGCCAACAATTTCTTCACCAGTGCTTAATTTTAAAATTCTAAGTTCATTTTGCATAATATATCTCCATAATTAAAAATGGGGGCATTGCGCCCCCATGCTGTTATTTAAAACGCTCTGCTTTGTGTTTCTTTGCATCTTGAATTCCTTCAAGTAATGCTAAGAAGAATTGTTTCACTAATTTCATAACATATCATCCTCAGTCAAAAATTGCTTAGTAGATTTTTTAGTTTTAGATTCAGCATCTTTAACTTCAATCTTCTTAGGCTTCTTATGTTCTGGAATGATTCGCTCCAAAGCAATTTTCAACATGCCATTAATCAAAGCGGCATCTTGAATTTCAATTTGGTCATCAAGCGCAAATGTGCGAGTGAACGCACGATTAGCAATGCCTCTAAACAAGAAATTATCCGCATCATCTTTTGTACTACCAGCAACAATTAATTTGTTGTCTTCAAAAGTGATATCGATTTCTTGTTTACCAAAACCAGCAACAGCAATTTCAATGACGTAAGTATTGTCACCAGTCTTGCGAATGTTGTAAGGTGGATAGTTAGGAATGTTTTTAGTAACGTCATCATGTATCTTTGCTAGACGATTGAATTGCTCATCGAAACCAACAAAGAATTTATCAAAGTCTTTAAAACCTGGTCCGCCAAAGATAGCGGGAATTGGTGTGTGTCCCATTTTGTATCTCCTCTTACTTATTTTTTGAAAACGCTTTTTTAGCGTCAAAAGTGTATGCAGACATGCCAAGAGTTGTAAAAAACTTATTGACTTCTACTGCAACAGCTTTTGCGTAAAGTGTTTGCGCTTCAATGAAAGTATTGAGGGGTTTTGCAAGTTCTTCATTCTTGACGAATGTTTTGACGAATTGCGTTTTTGTGCTTTGAAAAGCATCGATAGCACTATTAATGTTATGTAACATAGTTTCTCCTATTAAGCGAGTTTAAAAAATTCGATACCCCGAAGGCGTATCATTAATCCTGCTTACTGAATACAGGGGTACCATAACGTTGTACCAGCGTTAGACGCTCCTAAGGTAGAAGAGCCATTATTAACGTTCCCATCCCTGAGATACGTTTATTTATAACAGATTAAGCCTGTCCAACCATTCTGCGTGAAACAAAATATGTTGTATTACCTTCGGTGTTCATTGCTGTACGAACTTTATATCCGCACTGGCGCAAGTCGCTCATACGGGCACGAAGGTTTTTAACGCCAAACAAAGACCGTGCTTGTGGTGCAGAGATTCCACGACCAGTACCACGCAAGTACGATACCAAGAGTTCTGTCTGTGTTTTGCTAGAATTTACAAATGCCATTTTATATACCTCATCAATTAATGATAAAAAATTTACTAAGAATTATTTCTTAGCGTCTGTTTTAGCTTCCGCTTTTTTAGCTTCTGCTTTTTTAGCCTCTGCTCTTTCGGCTTTCTCTTTTGGAGTAATCACTTTGGGACGTGGTTTCTCTTTAGAGTCTGCTGTAGGGGCAGGTGCTGGTGCTGTTGTTGCAGTTTTATCAGCAGGTTTCTTTTCTGCTGGTTTGTCTGCCGCAACGGCAACTAGGGAGAGAGTAGTCAATGCTACTGCTGTCAATACTTTAATAGATTTCATATAGTTTCCTAAATTTGTCTTGAGATAACATTATCTCATAATATATAACGTTTGTCAAGTGCTTGACGTTGACCGGTAATCATCTTCTCTCTTTTTAGTTCCAATATTATATTTGGCAGTTAAGAGCCATTCATTTTTTTCTTTATAAGATATGATTTTGATTTGAGACAATGGTGCTACAGGTTCTTCAACATTTGTTGCTTTAGGGACAATTTCAATTAATCCCCATTCGGCCAATAGCTTTGCAATTGTGTTTCTTCTCGCTAAATCGTTCTCTTCAAAGTCAGTTGGTTTGCCATCTAATGCAAATAACTCTTTAAAATGTACAATATAATATTTACCTTTTTTATGTAGAATATGACATGATTGGTATAGGGTTTTATCTTTACGTGATGCAACGCCAATACGGGTTAGTGTCTCTTTTACTTTCAAAAAATCGTCTTCTTGTTTCAATCTTACTTCAAGTAAGTCTTCAATGTTCACCGCCATTCTTTTTCTCCTTAGACTTCAAGCCACCTTTTTCTAATTTTTCTCGCATGATTTTAAGCTGGTCAGAGGTTATGAGATTTTGCACTTGTCTAGCTTTAGTATAACTATAGCCAAAAAATTCTGAAATCACATTAATGTCCTCAACTATTTCATTCTTAAACCACTTACTGAAGCGTTTTCGTGGTCTAATGGTATTTAGCAAATACAAAAATTGAGGTTTATTTTCGAGTAAATGGCGACCATTCATCTCGTTTGCATAGAGTACGGTGTCTGAGAAGTAAGAAAGTCCTTTATTAACGATGTACGCATTGTACGATTTTTCTGCTAATTCATCATTGTCGGTGCCAATCATCAAGTTTTCTTTTGATTGATTGATAGCATTTAGATATTCAAATGGTGTCATATTAGTACTTTGATGTAGTGTATTTCATCATTTCGTTAATGACAGAATCTTCTACTTTAAACATTGGAATTACTGCGTCTTGTTCAATGGGCACTAATACCATTTCATCAATCCATCCATTTGATCGTGTGATGTTTCTAACTTTACATTTGAAATTGTTTTCGATACGAAACAGCCAACCACTCCATCTATACTCATATTTGGGTGCAGGAATAGTAACAAAATAAAATTCATCGACACTTCTACATTTTGTCAACTGACTTTTCTTGAATGCAATTGCACCTTCAGTAATGAATGGTGTGCCAACTTTGACTTCAACAGTCTTGCCATCAGCAATCAAATCTTTTTCAGAATCAAAGTTGTCTAATGAGAATTCGACTTTTCGATTTTTAGCGAGATAGTTGCCAACATATTTCTCACCAATCTTACCGAGAATTTCAATTTTCTGTTCTCTTGTTAATTCTGTTTTCATCACTTGAACTCACAGTCAACCATCACTTCAGTTAAGAAAGCGACAAAGTTAATTTCTTGGTCAACGACAAATGCAGACTTGTATTGATAGTCAGCAAGCAATAGAACCATACGTGGAACAGAATCAGCCTTCAAGCATTCATTGCTATTGTCAAAGATTCGTTTGAACAATACTGATGGTTCATTGTCTAGATTCTCTGCAACCCACTTACGCATACCCGTGAAGTCTTTTGCTTTCAATCTATCAACTAATGACTTGAAATTGTCACTTGAGATATTTGCAAGAATTCCAGTGTCAATCTTACCTGTAGCAGAGTAACGTTGCAGTTCATTAAGAACACGTCTCCAATCAGGAAAGTGTTTCATAATAAGTTCAGCAACAACCTTCTCTTCAAATTCTACATTTTCTTTTTGTAAAATGCCAGTCATACGTTTCATAAAACGACCAGCAAGTTTTGGCTTGTCTGCGGCGTTTATCTTAAATTGTACAACGGAGCACCTGCTGTGAAGAGGGGCGATGATACGATTAAGAAAGTTGCAAGTAAGGATAAAACCACAGTTAGCAGAAAACTCTTCCATGAAGTTCCTGAGTGCGGGTTGAGTAGATTGCGGATTGAGATAATCAGCCTCGTCAAGAATAACATATTTGCGACCACCAGAGAATGATACAGTTGAGGCAAAGTTTTTAATTTCATTTCGCAAGGTATCGATGTTGCCGTTCATCGAACCATTAATAACAATATAATTACATCCAAGTTCTTCGAGCATAGCCTTGGCGATAGTAGTTTTACCAACGCCAGGACCACCCGTAAGAATTAGATTGGGAACGTTCTTTTGGTCAACGAATTGTTGGAACGTAGCCTTTAAGTCTGCTGGAAGAATTGTGTCTTCAACAGTTTTTGGTCGATACTTTTCGACCCACAAGAAATCTTGTAGCATGTGTTCACCTTATCATAACATAAAAATATATTCTAACACATTGCATGTTAGAATGCAAGCGAGTGTTACTTAGCCACACTCTCATAAAGGGACTCAACATCATCTTGTTCTTGTTGAACCTCGGTGAAGTTTTGTTTATGATAAATCTTTGCAAGTTTGCGGGTGTACTTTTTAGGCAACTCAAAGTTATCTTCTACTGTAGTGAGAATGTCTTTAATCAAATCACGTTCTGCTTCAATGCGAGTGAGTGAATTTGAAATTTCGACAAGTGCATCCAGAATCTTTTTACGATCTTCTGGAGAAGATGGAACAATCACATTACTGCTCATAGATTGATTCCTTTTCTTTAATAAATTTCAAATATGCAATAAATGCTTTTCTACCAAAAGCAGATACTGAAATATCATGTTTTATACACACTTTCTTAATTTCTTCATTCACAGTTTCGGGCAACCGCACATTGATTGTAGAAAGTAATCCATCGGGGTGACTTACGTTGTATGAGCCTTTTTGTTTCATAATATTATCCTTCGTACTTAGAGCCAGCTTCAGTAGCAATCCAATATTCAATTTGGTCAGTCACATGTTTGAAATGTGAAATACCTTTAGATGAAATTGCAACATCATAATTGCCAGGAACCATCTTCAGATTTTCTGTATTGAAAATCATTTTGAAAGTAGATGTAGTTTCACCAACTTTGATTGAGAAGTTATCGGACTCATTATTCTTAACATCTAGTGCAGAAATAGAAATGCTTGCGCCATCACCAACAACTGCAATGTTTGGGAGACCCAAGATGCCAGACAATTTCAATACTTGATTCATATCGTCTTTTGTCAGTCTAAAATTCACTTCGGAGTTTTCGATCTTTAACTCTTTTGCAGGCGGTGCTACAATCATAGACTCATCTGCAAGTCCGTATGTAGTTTTAGATGTGCCAGATTTAACTGTAAGATTGTTTGCATCAGTATTGATAACAATCTCAGGATCAGTTAAAGAACTGCAAAGAGAAAGAAACCTATTCAGATCATAGATAACAAAATCTTTTTCAAAGTTTTCTGTTACTGTAGCTTTGCCGAGTACGTTCTGTCCTTTAGAGATAGTTCGTACTACGGAGCCTTCTTTGAATTGCATACCAGCATTGATGGTAGCAAAGTTTTTAAGAACATTGATTGTTGATTCGCTTAATTTCATTTTCATTTCCTTCATTTAAGTCATGTACGTGTAACATGATTATAGCATAGTGTATAATTTTTAGCAAGTCTTTACGATTTCTTCCATCTTTCTTGCCATACCTTTGTGCATATTTCAGCACGTTTCCAATACAGAATCCTTCACCATGTCCACCATCGATGATGAATTCTGTTGCTTGAAATTTGTCACGGGAGTAATGTTGATTGTATGTTGTATCAATATAAGACTTCAATTCTTTCAAAGTCTTATCTTCATTATAACGATAATCTATCATTACACACCGTTTCCTCTTTTTGAAACATTTTCACCTGCCGTTGGTGACGCATTGATAGCGGCTAATGCGGCTAACGAACCACCAAAGATATAAGTGCCAGCATGTTTCAAACGTAACCATGGAAGCAACCAAATTTTTCCACCAGCTTTACGCATCCACTGGCAGAACATATAGTCTTCAGAGAGATAACGTTTTGTGTCTGGACAAATAACGCAATCAAAGTAAGCCATGATTTCTCGGCTACCATCAAAGTTTACTGTACGTGCGTGATCTGGTTTGTAGCTTTGCATTGGGAATGCTTTGTCGAATTTCTCCAATGCAGTTCTCTTAATGAGCATAAATCCAGTACCACTTTCTTTCACTTGAACTGGCTCGTCAAGTCGGAAAGTTTGAGTGTCTTCCGCTGGATTGAAAACGTAGTCGCCAACAAACTCTTCCAATTGATTTGGATTCTGGTCTGCAAAACCTTTATCTACTGCTGATTTGATTTTCTCCCAAGAAATTGCTTTCTTTGGATATGGACCACAAATAACATCCATGTCATCTCTAGTGATTGCATGGTGCATCATAACGAAAATGTCTTGTGCTTCAAAATGAATATCGCTATCAATGAATAGCATGTAATCCATTTCACTTCGGACAAATTCATCTGTCAAGTAATTTCTAGCACGTTGTACTAGTGATTCATTGAAGATAAAGAATAGTCTCGCTTCAATTCCATATTTGGTACATAATACCATTAAGTCAGAAACTGCTTTAGTATAAGACCCGTGGCATTGTCCGCCATACATCGGTGTTGCAATAAACAGTTTTTTGGTTCTTAGTTTTTCAATATCAATTTCAAATTGCATATTTTCTCCATGTTGTTAAATTATCTTACACTATTATATATAAAAAAAGAGGCCACGTCAAGTGGCCTCTAAAGGCATATTTTCAATTATGCCAAGGAGATTTAGAACGGAACTTCATCCGTATTTGTTTCGGACTTCACTTCGGCAGTCGGATCGATACCAGCATCAATCTTGCTGTAGAGGTCAAGGAATGCAGTCTTTGTTTCACCATCGAAACGGTTGATACAGTACTTGATTGCTTCCATCTTATCGTTGAAGATGGTGTATGCTTCGGCAATGTGAGACAGACGGCGAGTGGAAATCAATTCATCGATAGCACCTTCTTCGAAAGTCTTACGAATGATATCAGCCCACTTCACAAGATTTTCTGCAAATGCTTTGTCATCAATGTCAAGACTTGCAAACAACTTAGTCAAAATCTTGGTTTCGATTTTAACATCAGGATATTCTTGCTCAACTGTAATTGGGAAACGTTCGAGAAACGCATCATCAAGAATTGTGGCTGCCATGTAGCGACCAGATTCATCACCCTTACCTTTAGTGTTTGCGGTAGCGATAACGTTGAAACCCGTAACTGGCTCAACGAATTCACCAGTCTTCTTAACGAACAAACCTTTGCCTTCAAGTACACCTTGCAGACACATTAGTTTATTTGAACCACGATCAATTTCATCAAGAATCAAAACAGCACCAGACTTCATTGCTTGAACAACTGGACCGTCAAACCATTTTGTTTCTCCGTCAATCAAACGGAAACCACCAATCAAATCATCTTCATCAGTCTCTGGTGAAATGTTTACACGGAGGCATTCTGTCTTCAATTGGGCACAGGCTTGCTCAACCATGAAAGTCTTGCCGTTACCAGAGAGACCAGAAACGAATACTGGATAAAATTTCTTTGATGCAACAATGCGTTTCATGTTTTCAAAGAAACCAAAAGGAACATACAATGAATTCACTTTAGGAATAATTGAACCCTCTTGCATACGTGCAACGGATGATATTTTCGCAATTGCTTTTGTGACAGGCGTTACAGTCGGTTCACTAATTGTCATAGGTTTAGATTTGACTAATGCGAGACCAGCCATGTTAATGTTGAATTCTTGAAGAGGCAATTGATACTTGCCACGTGCAACTCGGTATTGTTTGCCCTCTAACCAAACTTGACGTTTCATTCCAGTTTCTTCAGAGAGTGTTACCAGTTGATCGTGGGTCACAACTTCACCAAAACGTTTTGCGGCTTCGGTGACAAATAAAATCTTTTCAGCTTTGGTAGTCATAATATAAAGGTTCTTTCAAGTAAAAATCAATTTCAATACTAGTAGTTTAACAGAGTATTTATGGCGAGTCAAGTGATTGTTTTGGACTGTTGTTTTTACGCAACATCAAGCAATTTCCTTGATTACTCTAGAAAGTAAAACACGGTTAGTCAAACGATTCTGGTTCATCTTTAAGAATGCACCTTTCAACTTACGTGCAGAAACATCTTTGCTTTCGCCAAGAATGTCTGATAGCGAATCATCATCGGTAGACAAATCATTGCCACCAGGAATTAAGAAGTACTCAGAGTATCCATATCCGTTGATAGAGAAAAACTTTTCATTGCGGAATTGTTTGTATCCATCATCCGTCATTATCATATTGAAACGTGTCATTGCATTTTGGAAGTAACGTTTGCTTTTTGGCAGGATGTAGAATCCAATCAAATTACAACCAGTACGATCTTTTAGAATTTGCAATAACGTTGGTGTTACACCTTTGTCACTTACACGATAATTCTTTGCGGAATCTTTGTCTTCAATATAAGATACTGAACGGAAGTCAGAAGGTCCGATGCGAGTGCCACGATATGCTTCACCAGATGAAGTCCACAATGTGCTACTGTCTTCGCCATCAGTCAAAAAGATAACATTCACAATTTCAGACCGAGTGCGTTTACGAAAATCGTTGACAACATTAGATGCCACTTGAATTGTTGCATTCAACGGAGTACCACCGAGACCCATGCCCTCTTTGATATAGTTTGCTTTATAATTTCTACGATAGTGCAAGTAAGGTTGATATGCTTCAGCAACATTCAACAAATCATTTGCAAATTTGCGATACGTTTGGTTTTTCATACTGCTAGACAAAATATTCATCAAAGAAAGATGGTCAATGTCTAATTGATTGGCTTCGGTATCTATATCGAAACGCTCTTGCCGGTTTGTCAAACACTTGTGATACTCAGTAGTGAAAGCATAAACATCAAACGGAATATTCACTTTGCGGCAGAACGTTGCCATTGTAATCAATTGTTCGATTGTACCAGCCATATTGTCTGTCATTGAACCAGACCAGTCAATGAACATTACAATGCCGTGATTCTTACCTTGTGCAACAGAGCCAATCTTACGGAAGATATCGTCATTGAATTTGTAAGTATGCAATTTGTTAGTGTCAAGTGTACCAGTATCGGAGACTGTTACACGGCGCAACTCAGCCGCTTTCTTTTTCATTTCAAATTCTTTTACAAGATAAGCAATTGGATTCTTATTCTTGGCTTCGAATTTCATCAGCAGACTAGTATCATAACGGTCTTGACCTTTCAATTCTTCATTATCATAGATTGATTCATCAAAGAATTGTAACTCTTTGAAAGGAACAATATAATTCTTTAAATTGATTTTCTTTTGACTTACGATCTTACCAACATTAATTTCTTTTGTTTCTGCAAGACCTTTCAATGCTTGTTGAAATTTTTCATCCGTTACAGATTTAACTTCATCGCCATACACCTTCAACTCATTAGGCATTGCCTGTTCGAATGTCGGCTCATTAGAATAGCCATTGTCAAAACGTTCTTCTGATTCATAATCGTCATCTTCATCATTATCAGAACCAGAGCCAGAACTATTCGAATCTCCGTCATCATAGTCTTCGTTATCATCACCGAAAATATCGTCATTATCATAATCATAATCTTCGCCATCGAATTCGCCATTCTCTTTGCGTCTTTCGAATTCTTCTTTAGCCTCTTGACGTTTTTGGTCTAACTCTGCTTTGCAAAAATCATACAAACGTTCGGTGATATCTTTCACTTGCTCAAACGAATCTGCCGTTTCAACTTCGTTAACGTACATCATTTCTTCGGCATTGAATTTAATGCCTGCAATTGCACCAAGTTTAAAATGCAAATTGATTCTATCAATCAACATAAGTTCATTTACATCTTGACCTTTGATGCCAAAGAAATCACGTTCAGTAAATTGACGATATGCAATAGCCATAGGCTTACGTAAACCAGGATAACGATCCTTCATTCTACGTTCAACCCTTGCATCCTCAACAACATTCAAGAATGTAGAAAATGCAGAACCGCCAGCTTTAGCTGATTCAACGTATGATTGTGGTGTGTCTAATGCGTGACCAACTTCATGACCAACCAAAAGGTCTGTCATTTCAGGTGTAGTGTCATTCATAATGGGAAGAGTAAGACGGCGATTCACGATATCGAATGATGCAGTTTGCACCTTGCGATACTCTACCGAAATATTCTCTGTAGCAAGTAACTTTGCTAGAGTGGATTTTGAAATTTGTGTTTTAAGCATGTATGTATCTTAACTCAGGTGGATTAAAATGTCAAGCGGTTTCTGCAACAGGCTGTTGCACAATGGCAACAGTCTTGGGACGGATGATAACTGTCTGTGGTACTTCAATGTCGTTTTGTTTATAGTAGCGGTGCATTTTTACAGTAGCGGTAATTGTTGCAGTTTCACCTTCAGCAGGAAAATCTGCATTGCCGCTGAATACAATTACATTGCCATCTACATCTTCGCAAATACGGAGAAGACTTCTGCCAGAATCAGCCCAGTAAAATTTAGGACGATCAACTACAATTGTTTTTTTAACTGTAAGAGTAACAGTAATCTTTTTCTTTTCGGTGCCAAGGAATGTACGTGTTACGTTTTTCTCTGCCGCTTGTGCAATCCATTGTGCTTTACGTTCAGCTTGAGTGGTAATTGATTTGCGTACGGCAAGAACTTGTTTTTCTGTCAACTTACCATAAGTGTTCAACGCACCGAGAAGATTTGAATAGAAAGAATTTCTTTCAGAATTGGCAACAAGGAATTGAACGATATCACCAGCATCGGGATATGTCCTGTAGAACGTTTTAGTAGCATTGTTTATGATGTTGCGCTTGGTAGCGGCTTCGTATGCGGCAGGATGTTCGATGTATGACATAAATTCCTCTGTAATCTCAATGTATGTATACAGTATAGCATAGTGGGAATGAATGTCAACGATTATTTGATGTAGTGTAGCGTCAAAACAACACATTTGTACAAAATAAAGGGGTTTTTCTCAAAAATAGAAGAAAAACCCCTTATGAATCAACCACTTACAGGGTCTGAAATAAAAAATTCTGTTAACTTAGAAGTCTCTTGATGTTTTTTTGCATCACTTAAATACTCAATTGATCTTTGCAATCTAGCTATATCTTCACCTAAATTACCTATGCCTCGATTACAATCATGGCATAACCATCCTCTAAATTTTTCTGAAACGTGGTCATGGTCACAACACCATGTACCTGATTTTTTGCCACCTCTATTTTTTACAGCATCTTCTTTTCTGAGGCAAATAGGACAAATATGATTGGTTGGTACTGCTGAGGCAGTAGATTTGGCTTTTTCCCTAGACTTGTAAATTTCTCTATTGCATTTTTTACATTCACCCCTAAGATAGTTTCCGCCACTTGCTTTACCAAACATATGTAATTGCAAATCTTGTTTGCACTTGGAACACTTTTTAGTTGGTTCATCGTATGAATCACCAAATAAATTTAATTTCATAATTTAACCCTGCCAGTTCGT